TTAATCATTAAAACACCGTGTTAAGGAGACACGTAGGGTATCCAGTCCCTGGTTAAGGTTTGTTACACAAAGATTGCCGGGTGAAATTCCCGGCATACGGGTAGTGGTGTAAGGTAACACAACGGAGTTTTTCAGCGTTTCTCCGGTGATACGGGGTTCGATCCCCGAATGCCCACGATTTCTAGTATTAATTTTAAGAATAAACATTATGGGAAATTTAGACGAAGCAACAAAGAGAATGGCTTCAGCAATGAATCAAATTTCAGAGATTATCACAACAAACGGGATGGATGCAATCTGCATCTTACATAAGGAAGAAGCCGGTATTTCCGCCACCCCATTAATCATCCATGGATCCTCTCTCAAAATCACACTAGCAATTGTAGAAAGCATGCTGAAATCTCCGGAAACTCGTAATCTGTTACGTGGGGCATGCGAATATTACAAAATCCGAGAAACAGAGAAAAGAACAATGACTGAAATGCCGCCTTATCTGGAGGAATTCATAGACGAATTATTAAAAAAGATGTAAGAGCAAGCTATGAAAGTTGTACACTCTCCCAGCCCATCCGCCAATCCGAAGAAAAGAGAGAAAATTAATCTTTTCGAGAATGATGATCCGGAAGAAGTTGCAGCTCTATGTCAGCAATCTGCTCAGCAGGAATCAAACAAAATATTGTTAAGAATAGACGCCCGGACGCAAGTTCTTGTAGATCCTAAAGATGCGACTTTGGAACATGCGGAAAAACTACGGCAGCGGTATAAATTAAATTATTGCCGCAAAGCCGTAGGGGGGCGTAAAAAAGCATAATACTATGTATGTAGACAATGACAGTCGTGGTTTTCTTGCGATTTATGATATTAGTTCTGAAGACGCATCACGCCTCGCACAAATTATTGAGCAAGCAGACAAGCAGCTTTTATCCCGTCCTATTGAAGGTCTCAGTAAACAATTACGTTCACAATTAAAAGAGTTTGTTTACACTGTACTAGATAATAAACCATAACTATGCATTTTACTGATGATGATATAAAGCACATCAAGGATGCCTCTGAAAAGCATCTGATCGATGTAGTGCAAGACTTCCGAAACCTTCGCAAATCCGGTACCAGCTACGTCTGTGACTGCCCTATGTGTAAAGCTTCAAAGAAGTTTAGCATCAATCCGGCTAAGGATATTTATTCATGTTTCTCTTGTCACCAGATAAGTGGCTCCGGTGCGCTTGACTACTTAATGAGAGTCGAGAAGAAAGAATTCCCGGAAGCTCTCGAACATTTAGCACACAAGTTTAACGTCATATTAGACCAGCGTCCAGAACAGAAAAAGAAGCCAGTTACAAAAATGAAGCAAGGAAGCAAGAAGGCTAAAGGTAATGATACTAATAGCTTTTGTGCAAAAATGCTGTCTGCCTCCGGATTGACATTTGAAGATGTAACAGCGAGGATTTACAAAACAGATGATACCAAGTCTATTTTTGAAACACGTACTTTTCGCCCTGGTACTATCAATGATTCCGGTGTCATTGATCCTAAAGGAGATGATGTTATCATCGAATACTATGATTTAGAGGGTATGCCTGTTACCTATGCCCGGAAAGATCACCGCAAACGCGAAACAGGCGAACGGAAAGAATATTTTCGTGTTAGATGGCAGTTTCCGGATGCGCACCTTGACAAAGAAGGGAAACCATTCAAGTACAAATCCCCAGCAGGCTCAGGTACCCCGATTTATATCCCGGAAAAGCTCCGGAGAATGTATAAAGAAAAGAAAGAAATACCCAGACTCTTTATTCAAGAAGGAGAAAAGAAGGCTGAGAAAGCGTGCAAACATGGTATCCCATCTATTGCAGTCAGTGGCATTCAGAATCTTGGCAGTAAAGAGAACAATACTCTTCCGGAAGATGTAGTCAAGATCATAACGGCATGCAACGTTAAAGAAGTCGCATTCATTTTTGATTCAGACTGGGATGATATCAGCACTAACATTAAACTGAATGACCGGGTTGAAAAACGCCCATACTGTTTTTTCTACGCTGCTAGAAATTTCAAAGAGTATATGAGAACCCTCAAAAATCGAAATATATATGTGGAGATTTATGTTGGACATATACAAAAAAATGATGCCGGTGACAAAGGGATAGATGACTTACTTGCAAATTCTCTTAAAGATCACGAGAATGAACTGGCCGAAGACATTGAGTTTGCCTGTAATGCAAAAAAGGGGCTTGGGAAATACGTTGAAATGTTTAAAGTCACCACCTTGACCGATCACAAGATGCTGGAACTGTGGTGTCTTCATTCTAACGAAGCGTTCTCCGAGCGTCACAAAGACGTTCTTAAAAATCTTCCGGAGTTTGTTTTTGGAAGATATCGATGGAAGTTTGATGACACAGGGAAACTTGTCCTAGCACAACCTTTCGATGATGATGAAAAGTTCTGGGAGGAAGTAGATAAGGAAACTCGTTCCGGGATAAAAACCGAGTATCAGTTTTGCTATGTCAATTCCCACAACTTTCTTCAGAACCGGGGATTCGGGCGTCTACGACGTTTGGATAAAACTTATCAGTTCGTTCATTTAGATCCACCTGTGGTCAGGTCGATTGATGCTTCAGATGCACGTGACTATTTATTTCAATTCGCTAAACATTATTGTAAGAAGGAGGTAAACGAAATGCTAATTAAAGGAGTATCCCAATACGTGGGACCAGACAAACTATCGCTGTTGAATTTCATTGAACCGAACTTCATCAAGCCAAATCGCGAAAGCCAATATTTCTATTTTAATACGAAATGCTGGTATGTAACTAAAGACAATGTACAGGAAATAGGTTACGAAGTCATTGATCATCACATTTGGGAAGAGCAGCAAAAAATAATTCCTGCTAAATATTTAGGCTCCCCACTCATCCGCTTTAAGGTTGATCAAGACAATCAATATTCCTATACCCTCTCTGAGGAGGGTAAAAAATCACATTATCTCCAATTTCTGATCAATACAAGTAATTTCACTTGGCGTAAATCAAAGGACGATTTTTCACCTGAAGAAGAAAATGAGAATCATATTCATTTGCTTAGTAAATTATGTGCGATTGGATACATGGCAATGGAAGCAAAAGATAGCAATGTGGCTAAAGCAGTCATTGGTATGGACGGAAAACAATCCGAAGTCGGAGACTCTAATGGAAGATCCGGTAAATCCTTAATCGGCGAGTTATTGCGCTGTGTTGTTCCCACTGCTTATATACCTGGTAAAAGAAGCGATATCTTCAATGATCAGTTTATTTGGAATGATGTACTTGAAAACACAAAGTTTGTATTTATTGATGACGTTCTTCAGAATTTCAACTTTGAATTCTTGTTTCCTAATATAACAGGTGACTGGAGCGTCAACTACAAAGGAGGGAGACGAATCACTCTCCCATTCGAGCGTTCACCCAAAATATATATAGCAACTAATCACGCTATTCGAGGAAGAGGATCAAGTTTCACAGATAGGCAGTGGCTACTTGCCTTCTCTGACTACTATAATGACTCACATAAGCCTGTAGATGACTTTGGAATACGTTTTTTTTCAGAATGGGATTTTGATCAATGGAATCTTACATGGAATCTTCTAGCTAACTGCATACAACTTTATCTCCAGTATGGAGTGATTCAAGCTCCCGGCGAACGTTTGGAACAACGCATACTCAGACAAGAAATCGGTGAAACTCTTATTTCATGGGCAGATGAATATTTTTCTTCCGAGGAACATCTAAATCACCGTCTTGTCAAAAAAGACTTATATGACGCTTTTTGCATCTATGATCCTATGCAGCGGAAATACATATCTCCTACCGCATTCAAAAAGAAATTTATTATGTATTGTGACTGGAAAGGATACCTCTTTAATCCACACAAATATGATAGTAAAACTGGGAAACCTTTTAAGACAGATAAAGACGGATGTCCAGTTCTTGACGACAAAGCTGGAGGGGTGGAATATTTCACAGTTGGGACTGGAACCTGCACTGGTGACAGTTATTCTGCTGATACCAACTTTGAGGATGAACAGAAACTAATAGACTTTTAAAAGATAGCGATGAATATGGGAAAAATATTACTAAATGAGGTATTATCTCATGCTGATAAGTTAAAAGAGGAAATCAAGAAACGTTTAAAATGCGAGATTGTCGATTTTGAGATTGTAGAATATGAGTCCGGGGAAATAGGTGTGCATTGGAATGCTACATACAAAAGCGAAGCTTCATACGTGGATATTCCATATAAATGGATAGTGGCAGGTATTCATTGGGGTGAAGGACTTATTAGTATGTATGCAAACCCAACTGACTTTTTAGTATTTAACAAATAAAAATGAGCCTTGGGCGGGCTTTGTAAAACCCACATTAAAAAATATGGATAAAATTAAGTTAGGCGACAAAGTTCGTAGTAGTGTATCAGGTTTTTCAGGGACTATAACCGCAAAATGTGAGTATTTGCACAGCGCTACTCAATATTGTGTAACAGCTAAATGCAAAGATAATGACATCAAAGAAGCGTGGTTTGCTGCATCTGAATTGGAACTGGTAGAAGATTAACTGCTAAAGTCCTATAGGTAAAGTATCCTGTAGGACTTTAATTAGAATTCAAAGTAGAAAGGAACAAAATTATGACATTAAAACAAGCCCAAAAATTGTATGAAGATTCAGTACAGGCAAAAATGACTCATGCCGACAACTGTATGACTCAATCGCAACTTGAATATATTGGCAGAACCATTTGGGGATTCACTCCCGACAAACAAGCAAAGGTGCTATTCACCAAGATAGGTAAGAGAGTATCTACTGTTATAGCATCAAAAGAAGCATTTATTAAAGAAGTTGGTAAACCTATTGTCTGCAAATGTCCAGTATGTGATATGTATTATTTGGCTTATAGAAAGCCCGTCGATGCTCACGATGAACTAACTGCTCAGTGTCCAAAATGCGATTCACTTGGTTGTGATTCGGATATTGTACACTTGGAGACAAACCGTAAGTTTTGGCTAAATGACAAGATCACTAAAATTCTTGTTCCCAACAAAGATCCGGAACGGGTAGCAACTATGTATGATTCGGCTGCGGAAGATTTCCCGGCACAATATGATATGCTACTGCCTGATGGTAAGAGATGTTCTGATTGCGTAAAAAGTAATACCTGTTGCAATGTATTTGGTCAGAAGGAAAGTGACACTACCTGCCAATGGCATCCTTCCAGATATTCACCGAAGGAATAACCCTCAAAACTAAGTAGATATGAATAAAGAGAAATTAAAGGAAGCCAATCGGCTAAATAAACTCATTGAGGAACATGAGCAAGCGTTAAATTGTTTCGAGTTTGATACCAATTACTATGCAAGAGATGAAGACCCCAACTTGCCTATTGCGTTGGAAAGTACTAATCCTATTCTAATTATAGAACATGATGATCCATTTGAGGGAGGACGGGAACAGCAGAGAATTCCAATGGTATTGAGTGATTTCCTCATTAATCTAATTAAGGATTCTATAAAAGGAAATCTGGAAAAGTTGAAAGACGAATTTCAAAATCTATAACTCTCAAAACAAGAACAGAAAGGAACATTATGGAAATACATAGAATGAAGCCGGAGAATCCTATTATCATTGTTGATGAAGCAGAGTTCGACCGAATTGACTCAATAGCCAAACTGAAAGAAGAAGAGGTAGAAAGACTTGCAGATGAGAAGTTCTTGAGACATGTTAAGAATAGTGGAGTTCACATGAGATTCCGTATTAATGGGGTGGAGAAGGTGATAAGGCAGGAAGTCCTTACTGAACTTAATTACGATGAGCGTGGGTGGCCGCAATCAATTTCTGAGGAAGTTAAGTATGCCATTGCTGACGATATTACTCATTATGTGAATAAGCATTTCGAACATTATAAAAATGATTGTAAAGAAATGGTAGAAAACGAATGGGGTAGACATAAGGCTAAGTATGAGAAAAAGATCAAGTATTGGAAATCTCTTTTTTTTATTACTTTTTTCGTGTTATTGGTTGAGTGTATTTATAGAATAATTCAATAAAAGATAGAAAGGAATTAAATCATGAAAGAATTTAGAGGAACTAAAGGTGAATGGTTAGTGGACGACATAGATGTTATATCTCGTGAAACAGGATTTGCCATTTGCCAAGTTTATGATGGATTGGATACCCATATTTCCGAAATGGATATGGAAGTAGTAAATGCAAATGCCCGACTTATGGCTACTGCTCCTGAATTGTTGGAAGCATTACAAGCAATGCTAGAACGATTTGATTACAAAGAGCAGTCTATCTATTCTTTTGCTGCCAAAGAAATTGATGTAGCAAAAGCAGTAATTAAAAAGGCTATTGAATAACCCTCAAAACATAAAACGGAGTGGATTAAACAAATACCTGGACATGAATAGAATGAGATGGTTCGTCATCGGACTCCACCTATATGTATTTCCGCCAGAACCGGAAGTAGGAGACATCGAGGCTTTACACAACTGGATCCCACAAAAAAAAGGAATCATTGAGACGCTAAAATTCAGGTTTCACACCGGTATTTGGAGCTATACAGCAGGGAATATAAATTATCAATTTTAATTGCACTATCACTATTCTGCACTTAAGCATGGGAACCTATCAAGAAATATTAGACGAAGTTCTTCCTCTATACCGGCAAGATCCGGAACGCTTCATGCGTTTCTATCACGCCGTCAATAACATTCTTGCTACAATACCTGAAGGCAAGAGTATTCTTATAGCTGACCATTGTAAGCCTGCATCACGTGATCTATTCATTAAAATAGCTTGTATGTATATTATTGAAGAAACAACAAGGAAAGATGTCTTGGATGACTTTTTAGAGTTTTCTGACGATTATAGCAGCATTCGGCATGTGCCTAAATTAGTGCCGGCACATGTCCGGCCACACTTCTACTCGAATCGAAGATGAGTAGATTATCCCAATTTATTACTCTGTAAAGATACTAATTTTCACTGATATACGCAACATTATGACAACAAAAAAAGAGAATAAAATAATGGTAGTAATAGCCCAATCGAGCGATGACCGGGAACTATTCATTTCCCGCCTGGCCGTTCGGCTGGGTTTTGCCAAAGTCCCTTCGGACGCTAAAAAAATCATCCGCAAGGATATCTATTCCTTTGACCTGCCTACTGCCTACTTCATTCTCTGCAGTAACTACAACTTTCGCGGCTCTGTCATCACGACACAGCGGCTCTACGAGCTTGCCGCAAGGGGTATCTGTGTAGTCGTTGGCGTCAAGTCACTACCGCGTGAGTACGAATTGATATCGCAAGTGTTTTATCCTGATGATTTGCGCTAACATAAGTCGAATCATTTATTGCCCGGTGATGCTTCTGTATTACCGGGCTTTCTTTTTCCGTTCCCCTCGCCTCCCCTTCATTCATCAAGAACGTTTTGAACAAATGTGCAGGGGGAGAGGCGCCAAGTGCAGACAGGGGGACATATATATTTTTTTTATTTTTCTTTCTTTCTTAAAAATACCCTACCTAAAAATAAGGGAAAATTTTGTGCTTTCGTGCAGACACCCTTTTTTCGGCATTTATTACATTATAAATCAGATATTTAAACACCGCACGATTTTCGTACAAAAACGTACGACTCGTACAAAAACGCACAAAAATGCATTTTGTACGGAGTACGAAGATTTTGTGCTAAAAAGTACACTATTTCGTACGCCCTTAACTATCTGATAAACAACACATAAATAGAAAGCATAGCTCATTTAGCACGATTGCACAAAAAAATAGTACGGTATCAGCAAGGGTTATATGTACAATACCTCGTTTTTTTATTGATAAAGGCAAGGATTACTCAGTTATATTTTGTACATTAGCTCCACACCTAAACCACTATGCTTTATATGATTACTACTAAGATTGAAGTTCCACAGCATCTTAAGGAGTATCTGATCGGAAAGTTCTGCAATTTGCAGGACTCTCCGATTCGCTTCCCGGATAAAACGGATATCTACCATTTTATCTACGATCTGTTAGAACGTCGTCCAGCCAACATCTTTAAGGATCATGGTAATCTCACCATCATCCTTCCTGAACGTACTACCGGGAAGGATCCTAAAACTTACAATTACCTGGGAATACGTTCACAGATAATTCTCATTCGCAAGATCGACCGCATGCTATGGGCAGAGGTGCATGATTACTTGGATGAACAAAAGCACACTTACGGAATCACCTATATCGACGGGATACACAACTTCATGACCTGCTATGGGATTGATTCTATCAGCGAAGATGCATTCAAGAAGAATTATTATCGATGGAGGGCTAATCTTCGACGAAAAGAGAAAAAAAGAGGCTATCACCGCACAAAAACATGACCGAGCAAGTGTAGTTAATTGTCCCTTTTTTGATCAAAAAATGTTCTAAAAATGCGTACTAATTGAAAATCAATAAGTTATGAATAATATCAATAATATGGGAGGCATATTATTTGCCGAAATCCTGAATACAGACGAAATAGCCCTGTTTGCAGTACATCAGAACCAGGCATGCATCAGAAGCAAGGAAGGACACGACTGGTATCCGCTTCCAACGCGAGGAGTCATTGAAGCTCCAACTGTCGCTTCCGATGATACTAAAGACGCAGGAATCACATATAAGCATTCAGCGACCATCCAGTTTCCCCGATCCGCATTAGAGGGGAATACAGCAAACGAGCTGCGCAATAAAGTTCAGACAGGCTGTGTTCTACGCTGTCAGGACACACAGGGACACAAGTATATCTATGGCACGAATGAATACCCACTCCTCGGAACCTTAAACCTGATTATAGGGAAAAAGGTAACCGACTTCACCGGATATGAGCTGAAACTTGCCGGGACCTCATTACATCCGATGCTCTCCTATATCGAAATTTAACCGTCCTTCTGCACCCTCACTAATAGGCGTATCATTGCACCAAAATCAGTGCAATGAGCCAAAAACGTATCATTCTTTCCGATTCATCGCTTAATCGTTACGGTTACCGGGTCCTTACCTCTGGAATGCTCCTCGAAGCATTCAAGAAGAACCCAGTGATGCTGTATATGCATTTTCGTGATGAAGGATCTCCCATTTGGGGAGAAACTAAAGCTATCGGGCATTGGGAAGATATACAGCTTGAAGGCGATGTACTTTCTGCCATTCCTGTTTTCGACAAGGTTGATCAACTATCTAAAGACATTGCCGCAAAATACGAAGCAGGGACTTACAACGCCGCAAGTGTCGGTATCCGCATCATTGCTACATCAGCCAACAAAGACCTTCTGGTACCTGGTCAGACTCGCGAAACAGTTACAGAGTCAGAGCTGATGGAAGCATCCATCGTGGACATACCGGCAAATTCCAATGCCGTTCGCCTCTATGATCGTTCCACATCCGTTCTTCTGGCAGCGGGTATGGACACGAATTCCGTGCCAGCATTATCAACAACTTCATTCAAAAACAAAATGACTCTAAAAGAATCATGGTCAGCTTTTTTATCTTTTCTGAATATCAGTCAAGATAAGGCAGTAACGACCGAATTATCAGCAGAGAACCTCGACTCCCTGCATAATGAATTCACCCGTCTGAAATCGGATAACAGTTCTCTCGTACAAGCTAAACAGGAGATCGATCAGAAATTATCTGATGCGACTACTGAAATAGCGACTCTCAAGACAACAGTAAGTGAAAAAGATCAAGAGATCGCTAATCTGAAAACCGAGGCAAGCGGCAAGGATTCAGAGATCACTCAACTCAAAGAACAAGTAGCCAACCTAAAGAAAGCTCCGGCACCAGGTGAACCAGCTCCTGCCCCAAAGGGTGAACCAGCCGCAAATGGAGGAAAAGAGGAACTGGCTGCCTACTGCGAGGAAAATGCCAGCAATTATCAGGGAATCACAGAACGCCTGAAAGCCGACGGACTCCTTTAATTTACTAACCTACCTTAACTATTTAAAGAATATGTCTCAAAAATTAATTGACGTATCGAAACTGAACCAAACCTTAATCACATATGATAAGGCGCTTCGCGCTCTTCCATTTGCTACCCTGCAGGAAGTTGCCGCAAAATTGGGATTGAACGTGATGGATCTGCAAGGTAAACATGCCTTGATCAATGAGCGCCGTCGTGCCGGCGGAACTCAGTCTTACAAGATTGGTAAGAACTTCCGGCTGGTTGATAAGCTGCTCGGCTATGAACCTTCCGTTATCGAACCGAAGGATGTTGTATGTATCACAAAGGAAAACTCTCAAAAATACGATGACGGTGAACTGTTGATCGTAGGAGGTCAGCCGGTCAGCAACATCAATAAGAAACATCCTCTTGAAACACGTGTTGCCTTCACATTAGTAAAATCCCATGTTGAAGATGTAGTATATACATTGTTTCATGCAGAACGTGATGAAGACTCAACTTCACCGTCAGGTGCATTTGATGGTCTGTTCACCAAAGCCGACATGCTGATTACAACAGGTGATGTCAATGCTGCTCGCGGCAACTTTGCTCCATCAGGTCTTTTTGCTTTGCCCACGAAGGATACAGACTCCGCCGCTTATGAAAATTTGGTTGAATGGATTGGTGGTGCCAACACTTACCTGCGTTCTTCCAAATCGGGGATTCCACAATTACTTTGTGCCGAAACGGTCTTGATAGCTGCACGCTCTGCTCTCCGCAACAAACTGAGTATGCAGGAATATCCTTCCATGCAACGCATGATTGAACTTTTGCGTGAAGACGCAATGTGCCCTGCGCTTGAAATCCTCTCTCACGAAGCATTGGGGCAGGGATCACGCCTGATCCTTCAGAAGAAAGGCAATATGGATGTTGCTTTCAATCCCCAAGCCGCAACCAAGTTCTGTCAAATTCGTGATATCTACGAAGATCCGAATGAATGGCAGTTCTGGCTGCAAACCGGTTATGACACCCGTATCCGCGACTGGCATGAAAAAGTATACCGCTGTAATGAGCAAAAGAATGAATCTCTTGACCTCGCAGGAGACTATTGCAAGACCGGAGGCGTACAAGTTGATATCACAGGAACGGAGAATGCTGTCTGGAGCATCAAAGGCAAAGTTGCTGAACGTAGCAATGGTCAATGCATCATCGGTCTGACACCCGGTAAGTACACTATTGAGTTTACTGCTGTAGACGGTAAGACTAAACCTGCCGATCAGGAAGTAACTGTAGTGGAAGGCGAGGTAACAACCGCAACTGGTGCTTATACCTAAACTGAGATAAAAAAATGAGCGGCCATTTTTGGTCGCTCTATTCTATTCACTCTTAACAATTACACTAATGAAAAAATATACTTACCTAATTTTCTGTTTGTTATTTGTGGCTTTGGTTATTGCAATCCCGGAGCTGCACCCTCAGACATGCCATCTTGATGGAGATACATTGACCATGCTGGCAGCTGGTCCGGCCTTCGCACCGCTGAAATGGAATGTCGGTCAAAATAATATGGGAGGATATAAAGGACGGTTGCTGTTCATTCCATTCGATGCTCCTAATACAGTACCAACCGTTCCGGATCCCGGCAAAGCTGCAGACAATGAAGCACTAGTGACGGCAGCCGGTGCATTTGCTTTTCCTGCAGAAGGAACGTATAAGCAACCTATTTATCTATATAGTACAGATGCGACAGTCGAATATAAAGCGGAGCAGCAAGGAGAAGCTGACGGGATCAGCTATAAACAGACGCTAAGTTTCTTCTTCCCTGGTAATACCCCGGAAATGCATGCATTCAATGCATTGGTAAAAAACACAGCAGGCTATTACATCTTTGAAGACTCCGACGGCAGGCAAATGATCATGGGACAGCCGGGATTATATGCTTCTACTGCTCCTTCCTTCAATGGAGGAAAAGCAAGAGGTGACCGTCGCGGTACCACCTATACGGCTACCGCCGATTCCAATTATTCAGCAATCTTCCTGGAAACTCCTATTGATATGGAAGTCATAGGCGGATTAAAACCAGCCCCAACACCTCCAAGCGAATAATATGATCAGACAAGAACAACTCAACCAATGGTTAGGAGACCGTCAGCGCAAATATGTTGACGGCCTGGTTCTTTTCAATGCTCTCGCAAAGGAAGCTATGAAAAAGAAATTTGCTGCTTACCTGGCAGCAGCTCCGGAAGATCCCCACATCTTTGATCCGCATTTCACCCAACTCGTTAATTGCTTGTCCAAACTCGACAAGGAGATTAAATTCTCCCCTTCCTTATATCCTGCCGCAATGGAAGAAATTGTTGTAGTAAAGACCATGAGCGAGAATGATCGAAAAAAAACGATCGAATCCAAGCAAGCGAATATCGCCTCCCTGGAAGAGTTAGTCAATAACCTTCGGTCACGAATTGATAGTTTGGAGAACGACAGTGAAAGCCATGCTGATGAACTTGTTTCCCTTCAGGAACAGTTTGACGAGAAAATGTCAGAGTTATCTGCCTTGCAGAACGAAGTGAACGCTCTGAACACACCTGGTGTCAAGATCATCACAGAAGAATCACTCAGCCCGTCTATTCGAAAGGCTTATGCCCGTATCAAGGAAATCGCACCTCTATATGCAAGCTTGCATAACGATGTAGCTAATTCGGAGATCCCGGCAGAAGAACGGCAGCCTATAGCCGAAGAGCTCTGCAAGCTCGATGACGAACGCCGCCGGCTTTGGAAGCAGATCGACAGCTGGGCAGAAGGAAAAGGTGAACTGAGCCTTAAAGAGAAACGACCGGTATACAGTGAGAATGGCGTAGTACGCGGTATTGAGATCGCACGTCAGATTAAACGTCTGAAACAAAACATTACTAACAGCCAATCTGCTGCTAACCGCGCCGAATCTCAAGGTAAAAAGACTGTTATGCAAAATGCCTTAGATCGTGTTGCCGGCTACCAAGAAGAACTGGCAGCACTGGAAAAGGAAATTGCGACGCAACAGAGCGCAAGTAAGGAATAACATCAGAGGCATTGCCCCTGGATCTATGAACAGTTCATGCACAAGCGAGGGCGATACATCTAGTGTTGTCCTCGCTTTCGTTTGAATACAACAAACCACTATAGTTATGCCTAAGAAAGATCCCACATATGACCGGATAGAACGTGCCTTGTTCAAAGACAGAGAGGAAGCATCAAGCATCCTGTCCCAACGGGAAATGGAAATCAAAAAACGAATGATGCTATGTGTCAGCAAAAAAATGGAAGATCCTCTGATCCAAGACACCGAACTTGTCAACTTCCTGATGAATGGATGCGGAGGTAACGCAGATGCCGTATCACAGTCACAAGCATACCGGGACATCGGCATGATCAACAGATTAGTTGGCAACATTCAACTGGCCGCAAAAGCCTGGTATCGGTACATGATTGTCGAAGGCGGGAAAAAAGCCTTCAGTATGGCAATAGACAAAGAAGATGCCAAGGGAGCAGCTGCAGCGTTGGACAAGATAGGTAAATACACTCGCTCGGACAAAGAAGATGAGAAATTCGACTACTCCCAGCTCGTTCCTCCATCATTCGAGCCTTCAGATGATGTTACCCTTCTGGAAGGTCTGGAACCTATTGAAGACCTTGAAGGAACCAGGTCAGAAATGCGAAGCAGATTCAAAGGTATGTTGAGCAAAAAAGCGGTGGACATTCGTCCCATCGAAGAGGAGGAAAAAGAATGAGTACACCCCTCTCTCCTATCTTATCTGCCCGTGAACGCCGCAGAAAGCAATATGAAGTCGTAGACAAATTCTTCAATAAGATGCAGCGCCAAGCGATGGCCATCAACGCACATGACGAGTATATAGTCGCATCACGTGGTACCGGGAAGTCCGAAGGTATTGATGCCCGAATTATTCTTCGGAACGTATGGGAAATGCCGAGATCTTTGGGTGGTCTCATCTCTCCGTCATACGCCAAGGCATGGGGAAATACTCTTCCGGCAATCTGCAAGGCTTTGGCTGAATGGGGATACACTCAAGGCATTCATTATGTCGTTGGTCATAAAGCTCCTGCAAGCATGGGATTCGCCAAGCCTGTCCGTCCTGTCCTGGGTGAAGGCTGGAGCAATGCATTCCACTTTTGGAATGGTACGGTCATGGTGATCCTGTCATTCAACCAAGGGATGTCTGCCAACTCTATGTCGCTGGATTGGGTGATAGGCCCTGAAGCTAAGTTTCTCAACTATGAGAAGATTAAAAGTGAAGTGGATCCTGCCAACCGAGGCAACCGGCAATACTTTGGTGAATGCCCGCACCATCACAGCGTAAGCTACTCCACAGATATGCCGACCGCATCGATGGGGAAATGGATCCTGGACAAGATGGATGAAATGTCCCCACCTCACATCAACCTGATCAGAAACTTATATCTCAAACTGCAGGAGTACAAACGCAAGCCACTCACGGATCATGTGATGCGTCAGATCAAAGAATATCAATTTGACCTTGATCTAGCGAGGAAATATCAGCCTCCAATCAAACCGCAGCCGGGGAAAACTAAAGAATATACAGTTTTCTATGGTGAATACGACGTATTCGACAACCTTGAAGTGCTGGGAGAAGATTTTATCTGGCAGATGTATCGTAACTCACCACCGCTAATTTGGCGTACCGCTTTCATGAACGAACGCCTGTTCCGTGTACCGAACAGCTTCTATTCTGCGCTGGATGATAATATTCACTTCTATATCCCGAAAGACAATGGACGCCTCCGGAATCTTGGATGCAACTGGGGAAAACTGACCTCCTGCGGCTGGGTGGGGGACGGAGATCTTGACTTCGATCAGGAATTGCACCTGGCATTCGACTCAAATGCATCCATCTCCACAGCTGTCGTAGGCCAACTGAATGAACACACGATGCGCATTCTCAAGTCATTTTATGTCAAAACACCAGGGAAGCTACAAGATCTTGTCAAGATGATAGCCGACTACTACCGTCCGAAACTTAATCACGATATAGTAGTCTACTATGATCATACGTTCACCTGGGAGTCAGGATCCACTACAGAAACTTATGCCGATATCATTGAACGGGTATTCAAAGAGAATGGATACAACGTGACGATGGTCTATGTCGGTCAAGCCCCGAAACATGAGTGGAAACATCTGAATATAGACTTGACTCTGAAAGGAGATCCGCAATTTCTATGGATCCAAATAAACTTGCATCAAAATGAATTTCTGAAGATCGCAATGGAACAGACTGGCATCAAGCAGGGAAAGAATGGATTTGAAAAGGATAAAACGCCTGAAGGGAGCGATGACACTCCTGACAATCCGGATGAATATAAGACGCACATAACTGATGCATTTGACACGCTGTGGTTAGGCATGAACTTCTATTTCACGGCACCTGGATCAAACTCTAGTGGCGTATTCTTCCTGAATAATAAATAAAAAAGGTGTGTTTTATTATTACTTTCTTTTGCTTTTCCCAAATATTATTCCAACCTTTGTTGCGCCCTAAATATTATTAACGACTCTTTTGGTTTTAATGTTATTCACAAAGCTGAATACTACAATAAGAAAATCATGGGCCTATTATTACTAAAAGAGTTATGTAAGGAGATCCTATTATGAAACAACATAAATTTGGTGATATAGACTTATCCGACCCCTTTTTTGATTCGCTTAAAGAAGATTATCCTGAATTCACTGAATGGTACACCAAAAAGACTAAAAGTGATACCAAAGCTTTTGTCCAAAAAGATCAAGATGGAAAACTTCAAGGCTTCCTATATATGAAGCATGAAACAGAGGAATTAAATGATATAAATCCTCCAATGCCTGCTGCGAGTAGATTAAAAGTAGGAACATTCAAGATAGATGCACATAATACAAAGTTAGGCGAGCATTTCATAAAAAAGATTGTTGCAGCAGCTCTATATATGGGAGTTACCGAAATATATGTGACTATCTTCGAAAAGCATCAAGGATTAATCAAAATTTTACGAAGATATGGTTTTACTGAATATGGAACAAAAGGAGAAGGGGATACTCCCGAGCTTGTTTTTATTAAATCTATGACAGATTTTACAGGAGATATGTTATTAGACTACCCCTTTATTCACACAAAGGATACACAAAAATTCATATTAGCTGTGAAGCCTGAATTTCATACTCCCCTATTCCCTGACTCTATATTAAATACCGAAGAAAGAAATAAAGAGTTTCTTGTTAGGGATGTTGCACATACAAATAGTATCCACAAAATATATTTATCCAGTATGAATGGACTGGATAAACTTAAAAAAGGAGATATATTAGTAATATACCGCACATCTGATGGCGCAGGTCCAGCAAAATACAGGAGTGTAGCTTCTTCAATATGCGTTGTTGAAGAAGTAAGAAAGGCAAAAGACTTCGCTACTCTTGAGGAATTTCTTCAATATGCTAACTTATATAGTATCTTTGACGAAGATAAGTTAAAGGAATGGTATACTACATATAATATGGTTGTTATTAAAATGACTTATAATGCTGCATTTGATAGAAGAATTACCAGAAATGAACTGATTGAGCAAGTCGGATTAAGTGCTGACTATTGGGGGTTCTTCCAATTAACAGATGAGCAGTTTAACAATATAATATCAAGAGGTAAAATAAATGAAAGTATTATTATCGATTAAGCCCGAGTTTGTTCGCGAAATATTTGCAGGTAACAAAAAATTTGAATATAGAAAAACTATATTTACAAAGAATGTAGATAAAGTTGTAGTATATTCCACAAAGCCAGAAGGAATGATTGTGGGAGAGTTTACTGTTGAAAAAATCATAGAGCAAGAACCGAAAGAATTATGGGAACAAACCCAAAATGACTCTGGTATTACAAAAAAATTCTTCGATCAATATTTTGAAGGACGCAAAAAAGGATATGCATTGAAGATTTCATCTCCTAAGCTCTATGAAAACCCAATTAATCCTTTTGATTTATTTTCCTCTTTTGTAGCTCCGCAATCATTCAAATATTTAACAGCAGAAGATTTTGAGCCTACATTAAGTATATAATACTTTTAATAGAGTAAGATAAAAACTTCATCAATAGCTTTGCTATTACTTTGATAAGTTAGAAGGCTTCCACAAGTAGGAAGCCTTTTTTATATCCTACATTACACAATAAAAAGCGTAATAAATACAGTGACGCTATACCAGTCATATAGTGTCACTATATTCATAAGATAGAGTAAGTATACCAATAGCATAGTGACACCATTTTTAAAGCTTATTTTCAGACTAAAAACTCCACATTTATTTTGTCTATTCAAAAAGAATCACCATCTTTGCAGTGTCTTCCATTTGGTTCAGGCGAGTAGGCTCGCCATAATTGCTGCGGGCATTTTTTATGCCCATAGTATAAGATATAGTTCCGTCCCGTGTGGAGCGTTAATGCGCCCACTGCCTGAATCAGGTGGAAGACAACGGGGAGCGGAACTTTTTTTATTCCCTCTCTTTTAATTAATTAGCATATTGTTTCATTTTAAATTGTCTTCCAAAATGAAAAAGAAAAACCAAAGCGCCAGCGGACGCTACATATCCGTAGAAAAGCTTCAGAAAGCTCTCTCCAACATCTGCCTAGAAGTAGCAGAAGGTAATGAACAACTCCGAGTGAACAAATCACACAGGGGCATTGTAATCCATACCAATGGTGGCATAATCAATATTACATTCAATGAGAAAGGAGGTAAACCATGATAAAATACATAGAAAAGATCATACCATCTCAATGTCACGTTATTAATGATAAAACAGGTTACATCCACTTAGAAGGCGAAGCAATGATTCTCAAACCAGATGGCAGTTATGCCGGAACCGTAACCACGACTATCGGATCTATCAGAGAGAATCATATTGATACCGTTATTGAGATGCTTAGCAACTACAAAAAGAAGATAGCATCGTCCCAAAGAAGGCAAACTATTGGCAAAATAATCACGTTCGATTTTAGGAATAAGATCAAAAGTCGCTCATGAACTGTCGTCATCGTCGGGCTAAATGAGGTCGCATATAAGCCATATTGAACTTAGTATCTGTATATTAATATTTAGCCAATTCAAAGTCTAAAAGGATGAAAAATAACATGCAGCAACAAATCTTCAAAAACTAACCAATATTCTATTATCAGAATAAACATTAGTTCCATCAATAAAAAGCACAGGTAGCCATATACCTGTGCTTTTTATTATCTCAGTCAATTCTCATAGAAAAAAAGACAAAGAGCTGATAACCAATAAAAGGGGAGGAAAAAGAGGGAATATTTTCTCTTTTTTCTCCCAGCCGACCACGCACCGCCCTAAGAAAATGTTTCGATCTAAAGTTTTTTTTCACCCCTTATATGCTGGGCTTCATCGCTTGTAAACAAATTTCATTTCATCATTTTTGGGCCTCTGCCATGTCCTTTACGACCTACTACATACCTGATACCTTTGCTGAAAAACAAGACATGGACCCCATCCTTAAACAACAATTGCTCGCATTCATACTTGGTGGTAGCTTTCTATCAACCATCACAGGATTCGTCACCCTCAAATACACTAAAAAGCAGGCAGAAGCTAAAGCTCTAAGCTCTGTACAGGACGTATATCAAGAGCTCATCGCTGACCTGCGAGCTGATAAGCTAGCTATGAAAAAAGACAAAGAGGAAAGCGAAACGAGGTGGACAACTCGCATTGAGAAGCTGGAAAATAATCAGCAATCGCAGGATAAAAAGATAGCGGATAACGAAAAAGAAATAGCTGATCTCAAACGATTCAAATGTATAAACCTATCGTGTAACAATCGAAAACAATGAAACACTATGCACACATTCTTATTTGTACTGCCAGCCTTGCATGCGCTTGTTCTTTTTGTGGTTGCCGTGCTACTTATCAAAACGATAGTAGCACTCAAGAGCAAACCCGTCTTTCTATCTCAGACTCAGCTCTACGCATCAGAACTGAAGATGCCTGCTCCCGATTCAAACTTAATCAAGAAGAAGCGGGCAAAGGCTGGAAAGTCAAAGTTAACTTCGACACATCAAAGCCGGCAGATCCGGAGACCGGCTTATCCCCGATATCGAATATCGAGATTGAAGGGAACGAAAAGACAGTCAAGACCTTGCTACAGGAAGATGACACTATACACGTATCTGAGAGTCAAGAAACGAAGAATGATCTCACGCTTCAGCAAAGCAAACAGTCAGCCTCCCACAAAGATGCCGGCAGTTCTGTAGCTGCCGGAATAGACAACGGGATCCAGTATGGCCTGATCATCGGAATCCCTATTATTCTTATCATCTTAACATTAATCATCCATGCAAGATTCAAGCAAAAGGATCCATCAAAGTAAAATATGGAAGCTGATGGAACGATATGCGGATGGAAAGCCTATAGAGTTTTCCATCCAGTTCTGCAAGAAGAGTACCGGGGAACTAATCACTTATGAACGTGCTGTACTCACTTCATTTCATAGCAGCGGTAGTACAATCAATGTACTGCAAGCCGGTGAAGCCACACCACGCAAGATCCGACGCTGCCTTATCACCCAGTTTAATCATCTCAAAGTATATTTTTAATATGGAATCAAAGCAACAACCTAACCTAGTTATGAAAGGGTACGAAACCTATGCAGTCCTGAAAGGAGGTGAGAAAGTTATCCAATTCAGCGATAACAGCGACATTGTGACTGACAAGGAGGCATCAGCCGTTGAAGTCGTCCCTAAGGGAAAAAAGGATCCAATCAAGTTCATTCCACGCGGAAGGAATAACGACATGATGTACGACATTATGCGTAAAATCGGCACCAATGTCACCATTGGCAGTAATGTTGAATTTAAGAATAAAGTCGTGTTTGGGGACAGCATCCTCGTCTACAGGAAGAAACGCGACGGAAAAACCCGCAAAATCATCAAAGAGGAAGTGCTTCCGGAAGAAGAACCCGAAATCTTTGAGTTCCTTGAGAACAATAACTTCAACTTCATCCGTGTCGAACTCGCTAATGATCTTGTCATCTTCTACGATGCTTATTTAGAGTACATACTCAGCAATGATCCGAAATCGCCCAAACTCGTACAGATCAAAGCAAAAGAGGCAACCTGCTCACGTATTAGCGAGATTGACGAGAAGACCGGTAAAAGTGAATGGCATGGATATTCAGCGGAATGGAAGAAAGGTACCCCTGAAGATCTTGTCGCCACTCCCCTGCTCGATCGCCAGACTCCTTTGTTGGATCTTAAGAAGAGGATGGGACTTGCTCCTGATGATGAAGGAAACCTCGTCATCGGAAAAGATCGCAGATTCATTCACAATCTGCGTATTTCGACGCCAGGACGCTTTTATTATAGTCGCCCGTACTGGTGGAGCGTATTTGCTTCAGGATGGTATGACTTCTCCTGTGCTATTCCCATCTTCAAGAAATCTCTGATTAAAAATCAGATGGCTCTCAGGTATATCGTATATATCAAGGATACATTTTGGGAGAAGCTATTTGCAGACGAAAAGGTCGTCAAAGATGATGAAAAAACTGCCCGCAGGCAAAAGTTTCTTGATGACATGAACGATTTCCTTGCCGGCGAGGAAAATGCCGGAAAAGGCTTTGTTTCACATTTCAGGTATGACAGAGTAAAAGGCTTCGAGGATAAAGATATCATCATTACTCCTCTTGAATCGTTCTTCAAAGGTGGCGAATATATTGAGGATAGCGAGGAAGTAAGCAACATGATGTGTTATGGAATGGGAGTACATCCTTCCATCATCGGATCCGCACCCGGTAAAGGCAAAAGCATTAATGGAACTGAAGCACGCGAACTGTTCACCATCGAGCAAGCCCTCATGAAGATGTACCAGGACGCAACCCTTGAACCTCTGTACTTTGCCAAGGCAGTCAATCAATGGCCTTCGGACATCTATTTCTCTGTAACCAACTGCCAGCTCACCACCCTTGATCAGGGAACGGGAGCTACAAAAAACACAGGTCTAACTCCAGAAACTGAAGAAAAATGAACGCATTAATTCCCGATATTGAGACCTTAAAGAAGGTAGTCAAGATCAATTCGTCATTGCCTTATGAATCTATTGAACCGTATATTGAGGATGCTCTTGATATCTATGTTAAACCCTATGTAGGGCAATCCGTCATTAAACAAGCTCTGACAGACCAAGGATCTGAGATATATAGCAAATTATTGCGTGCGCTTGGCCCGCTGACCTTAATGCTTGCGACGAATGAACTCGGAGTCATGTTCGGGGATACCGGTATCACGGTCAGTAATGTACAAGGACAACGTTCTCCGGCCAGTGATTCAAAAATAGCGGCGGCAAAGGAGAACCTGTGCTTCCGGGGAATGCAAGCTCTTGACCGGCTTATAACCTACCTGGAAGAAAATAAGGAAGATTTTCCGGAGTACGTAACAGAACATATTTCCCCTTTCTGCTTTATCCGGAATGCACACGATTTTCAGGATCTTGGCATGGTAGACATCGATTACTCCACCCTGTCTTATCGTATCATGTACCCCACAATCCGTCAGCTTCAGGAACGAAATATTCGTGAAATGATACCGGACAATGTATATGCGGATTTAAGGGAAGCATACTCTAAAGATAAACCGACACCCAAGCAGCAGGTTCTCATTGATCATATCATTCGTTTTCTTGCAAATAAGACGGCAGAGCTCTATACCTCACAAAAGACAACCGAGCAACGTGTCGCCAGCAAAGCAATAGAATATTCACCTGCCATCCGCCCGATTTATCAGGATCCGGACGCAAACGGTAATTTCTTTGCTAGTCAGGCAACCTACTATGCCGGGAAAATACACACTTATCTGGTCGAAAATGCAGAAGAACTAGGCATTGAAACAAGATCCCAGGCTATTGACTTTAACTCCAAAAAAAAGAAGCTATTCACTTCAATATCATAATAATATGCATACGATACAAATCAATGACGATACATACACACTTCCTGGAAGCTGGGACGAGCTCACCCCGAAGCAGCTCCTATACCTGGTTAAACTCACTAAATCGAATATACCGGTAGAACAAGTTAAGATCTACATGATGCTCTATTGCCTGAAAGCTCACGTATGCCGGCACAAGAAAATTTTCAAAGAATATGTCCGTATCAAAATTGGGCAGGAAAGTGAAACAGTCCGCTTCCGGATCCGCAGCCGTCGGTACCTCCTTCATCCCGAAGAGATCAGCCTGCTTGCTGATCAATTTCACTTCCTGATGCGTGAGGAAGAAAACCGTATCACTTCACAGAGGCTATATCTCATTAATCCGGAACTGACAGTCAATCCTTACCCGACACTCCGCTTCCGGTGCCGGAAATTCATCGGACCGGAAGACCAGCTGTTCGATATCACCTTTGAGCAATTCATGTATATGCAAACCTATTTGGATGCGATGCAGCTGGATCCTCAAAAGATCAACCATCTCCTAGCCTGCCTGTGGCATCGTGGGAACGAATTTGATATCAATCGTCTGGACAAGGATGCAGCTATTCTGAAACGTCTTCCCGACGACAGGAAGATGATCATGTACTGGTACATTCTTGGAAGCCTCTCCTGCATGAGCGCAGCCTATCCACGAATATTTTCAGGAGAAGGAAAAAATAATGGACGTATATTCGATGCCCAGCTGCGACTACTTGATTCCCTGGCACAGTCTGACATGACCAAGAAGCCGGAGATTCGTAGGGGCTTGCTGCTTGATGCGCTGTATTCAATGGATGAGTCCATCAGGCGCAAGGAAGAAACAGGAGAAAACTTGAGAAACAGATAAAAAGTAAGTGAAATAACTAGAAATACATAAAAAAATGCCGTAAAAAAATTACGGTAGTTGTTTTTTGCTTATATTTGTTTCAAATTTAAAAAAATACTCCAAATGCTTAGGAAATTTAAAGTCTCTAATTTTAAATGTTTTGAGAAAGATTTCATGCTAGATCTCTCTGAAACTAATGGATATACATTTAATTCTAATTGCGTCAAGAATGATATCGTTAATTGTGCCATGATTTATGGGCACAATGGCATGGGCAAATCTAATTTAGGATTAGCGATTTTTGATATAATAGAGCATTTAACTGATAAAAACAGAAATGATTCTAAGTATAAAAACTACCTCAATGCATATAGCAAATCTTTTACAGCAGATTTCTATTATGAATTTTTCCTGAATGGTAAGATAGTCAAATATGAATATAAGAAAACTGATTATAAAACCTTAGTTTTTGAAAAATTTTCCATAGATAATACTGAACTTGTCTTATTTGATAGAGCCAATGGCAACAATCAATTTTCAGTCAAGTTTAAAGGAACGGAAACTTTAAATACTACAATCAATGATAATCAACTATCTGTTCTAAAATACATAAAAAATAATACAGTATTAGATGACAATGAATATAACAAAATATTTATTGATTTTTTTTCTTTTATAGAACGAATGCTATATTTTCGTTCTTTAGAAGATAGAACTTATATGGGATTAGATATTGGGAGCAAAACTTTAACAGATGATATTATCGAAAATAATAATGTTCATGACTTCGAGAAATTTCTTAATGATGCTAACATTAAATGTAAATTAACTATTGTAAAAGGACTCAACAAGAAAGATATAGCATTTGATTTTAATGGAAAAAAAATCTTAATGTATGAAATTTTATCAACAGGCACAAGTGCTCTTACTCTTTTTTATTTTTGGTTTCAAAGAATCAAAAAAGCAGAAGTATCCTTTTTATTTATTGATGAATTTGATGCATTTTATCATCATGATTTATCCAGGATGATTATTGAAAAGCTAAAAGATACAGGTATCCAATTCATTCTAACAACGCACAACACATCAATTATAACAAATGATCTATTAAGACCTGACTGTTATTTTTTGATGAACAAAAAGAAAATTCAATCCTTGTCACAAAGTACAGAGAAAGAATTAAGAGAAGCTCACAATATTGAAAAAATGTATAAAGCAGGAGCATTCAATGTCGACTAATATTTTATTTGTTTTCGAAGGAAAAAGTACTGAGGACAAAATTGTAGAATGTTTAGAAAAACATATCCTAAATGACAGTGTTATAATAAAATGTGCTTATACTTCAGACGTATACCAGCTCTATAGAGAAATTGAAAAAGATGAGGACTTAGATATTTTTTATTTAATAAAAGAAAGAGATAAAGACAATCCTATTTTTGAAAAATATAATGGAAGTGATTTCTCCGAAATATATCTTTTCTTCGATTATGATGGACAAGCTGATTTGGCTAGTGTTCAAGATAAAGATGGTTTTGCTGTAAAAACAGGAGATAGTAAAATGAAAGATATGCTATCTTTTTTCAACAATGAAACCGATAAAGGCAAACTTTATATAAGCTATCCTATGGTTGAAGCAATAAGACACATCATAAAAAGTTATGATGATTTTAAAGATTTAAAGGTAAAGTGCAAGGGAAAAAACTGTCAATATAAAGAAACTTGCAAAGAACAAATCACATGTGAAAAAGAGCCACATTATAAAGTTAAAGTTTCATCTGATAGTCTGTTACTGGGAGATTATTCTAAATATGCACTAGATACATGGAAAAATATAATAGAAGCACATTTATGTAAAATGAATTATATCGTAAATGATACTTATACTTTTCCTCAAAAAATAGAATCTCAGCATAAAATATTTACTAAACAACTAGAAAAATACATTAATCATAAATGTCCCATGGTAGGTGTATTAAGTGCATTTCCCATATTTATTTTTGATTATTATGGATGTGAAAAGACAACCAAGATATTGACTCCAATAACAGAAAATAATTATGATTATAATTCTATCCAAGAACTTCTTTCTTGGGCTGAAAAAATTATTAAAAAGAAAAGATATCCACAAGAAGAATTTAAATTAAACCAGTACACAACTATAATTGATTGTGGTAAACACTTAGAAGCTATGATTTCTACGATAACTCAAAATCGGGAGAATCCAACCATTTATTATCATACAATTAATCAATTACGGGAACTGCGAAGAAAATTAGAAGGATTATACTATAAAGTTCCTGAACAAAAGTAACTTCTTGAATAAATAAAAAACTATAATCAATGATTAGATTATAGCTACAACAGCACAAAATATAAAATTTAAACCTATGAATTGTAAACTTGGAAAATTAGAAATCCCGGCTGATCAACCTTTTCTAAATTGTAAATTAGGTCGAGAAAAGTACGCAGAAGTACTTAAAGCTATTATCACTACATACAAAAAAGGATTTGTCTTAGCTATAGACGGTAAATGGGGAACAGGTAAAACTACATTTGTAGAAATGTGGAAGGCATATCTTGAACTGGACAAATTCCACACATTATACTTTAACGCTTGGGAAAATGACTTCATTTCAGATCCTCTTGTAGGTTTAATTGGCGAACTTACAAAAATAAACTCTTCTAAAAGAACAAAGGACTTAGCATCATCCATGATAAATACGGCGGGAAGAATTGTGCTAAAAGCAGTTCCTGCAATGTTCAAGGGAGTAATTAAGAAACATGCAGGTGAAGAAGTAGTTGAGGTTCTTTACGATTGTATCGGAGAAGGATCTTCCATGTTGAAAAAAGAAATAGACAATTATGAAAGGCAAAAAGAAAGTCTACTAAAATTTCGGGAAGATCTCGAAATATTTGTAAATGAAGTTTGCGAAAAAAAACCATTGATATTTATCATAGACGAGCTTGATCGGTGTAACCCACATTATGCCGTAAAGGTACTAGAACGAATAAAACATCTTTTCAACATACCTAATATTATATTTGTCTTATCCATAGATAAGGAACAATTAAGTAACTCCATACGTGGATATTACGGGAGTGACCTAATAAATGCCAATGAATATCTTAAAAGATTTATTGATATTGAATATGCTTTACCTGATCCCGATGTAGAAAAGTTCTGTAGCTATTTATATGATTACTATGGCTTCGAAGCATATGAAAAGGCAAGAGGCACTAAAGAGATGGAAGAATCCATTTTGACTATAGCCAATACTCTTTTTATGCATAAGAATCTATCACTAAGACAAATAGAAAAAATATTTGCTCATATTCGTTTATCTTTGAATATGTATAAACATAACCAAGTCATATATGCTGAATTAATATGTCTATTAACATACCTTCGAATTTGCGAATCCGATTGTTATGTTAAAATAACCCACGAAAGTTATACTATACAAGAACTTACAGATCAATTAGAGAGTATAATTCCAAAACAAATATTACAGATTAAAAAAAAATACGAATCTTCTCCTAGTCGACAATTTCACTTTACCATAGCCTTGCTATTAAGATGTTATACTTTCAAATATGAAAATTCCGATGAGAACGATAAACTCTTAACTAGAGATCCTTCTCAACCAAATCTAGTAATCAATTTTAATGTAAAGACGATCAACAAAGAACTTTTGTCTTCAGCTTTAGAATGGACATCTCAACGTAATATAGCAGTACCTTTACATTATTTTACTCAAAGAATTAATCTACTGGAAAATTTTGCGATCTATAATATAGAATAATCACGTTCTTAATTAATATAATTTTCTCAGTCTATATTAAATCTACAAACAAAAGCAGAGCAAAAAGAATGTACTTTAGCAACTGCCAAAACAAACTAACTCGCGAATTCCTTATGTCGTGCACCCGTAAAATCGGGTGGCTGGGTGGTTCCAGTTGGCACACGACATAAGGAATTCGTTTTTATATATTTATGGAACCATTAGAAACCCATTTTAAAGGTATTATATTAAGTAACCTGTATCGTGATCCTCGCAAAAAACGCATCCAACATGACATCATGGATGAACTACAAACTAAATTATTTCCTGAGCAACTTATTAGCTACCGGAAACAATTAGTCATGGAAGGATTAATCACTGAAGAAGAACCGGACGAAGTACATTCATTAGTTGAAATCACCCCGAAAGGATATGAAGCCATCCAAACTTTTGGAAGTTATCAAGCATATATTGCAGACCAACAAAAAGCTATAAAGTTACAGCGCGAAAGTGAAGTCATGAAATCCAGATATTTAAGGCTAAAGACGATCAGCATTGTAATAACAACACTATTAAGTATCTTATCTTTTATAACAGGAATCCTACTATCAGACCTAGTAAAAGGAATAATAAAATAAAGATTACTTTATAATAAAGAGACACACGAAACTTATAATAGTCATACGAAAGATCTAATAGTTTACGCTTAAGATTATTTATTTCTTGCTCCTGATCCATATCTAACTCTATTTTTGAGCTAAAATACAACATTATTTTAGTACATTCAATTTTATTACCCTTATCTTTGTCCCCTGTAACAAATTAAAACCACACAAATGAAAAAACTTTTTTTATTATCAATGATGCTTTTGTCATTAGCAGCCTGTAAGAAATCTTCGACCGAAATTGCAAGTCTGAAAGACCAAGTATCTTCATTACAACATCAAAATGAACTTTTATCTTCCGAAAATGCAAATCTTAAAAAACAATTGAAGATACTTAAGTCGCCGAAAAACAATAGCGATATACAACAGATAGGAAGATGGTTAGATAATCGTCCTGGAAGTGATAAGCATATTATAACTATATTTAAAAACCTAAAAACCAAAAAGTATTTCATCAAAGATTCATTCGGGGATGGTTCTTCTGATATAGAAGAAGCTCGCCTATTAAACCATAAAGGGCTCAAAAGATATGAAGCTATTAATAACGAACATAATGAATATTGTATAGTGGAAAAAAATGGGGATTTGTCCATGTGGAGTCAAAATGGGAAATTTGCTACATTCTCCAATTACTAATCTTTAATATTAAAACCAATATTATACAATCATGGGAAATCTTATCTTTATTTACGCACTAGTGAACCTCATTTCACTGATTCCAGTAGCTCATGCAGCTGATAAACGAGTAGTAAGCACTGGATGGGCATCCTTAGTTGCTTTAATCTTTAGTCCTCTAATTGGCTTCTTATTTATTTTATGCCACCCAACAAAGACAGAAAAGGAATATCAAGATAGAATGATAAGGATGATGAATGACCTACCGGACAACATCAAGAAAAAACTAAACCCGGAGGAATGATTATTTTTTGAATTTCTTTTTGCACTCTCAAATATAATCCTCATATTTGCAGAGTCAAAACCCATCGTGAGGTATCACGAACGAAGAGCAACGGATAATGCTCAATATGAAATTGGGCTATTTTTATGCCCATAAGTTTGCTATTGGCACTATGCTATTAGTAAACTCACATACAAAATAGTCGAAGTTTATTTATAAACAAATACGGCTGCCTTTCCTATTACTTTAGTCTCAGTCTCTTCGGAGTGAACTACGGTGGGTTTTTGACGAAACGGGAAAGTGCAGCCGTTCTTGTACTTCCGCTAGTCGAGCGGATTCTCGACTAAAACGTCAAAAACCCATCGTATGAAACACAAAAAACAAAGCGACAACGGACGCTACATATCCGTAGAGAAGCTTCAAAGAGCTCTTTCCAATATCTGCTTAGAAGTAGCAGAAGGCAATGAACAACTCCGAGTGAACAAATCACACAGAGGTATTGTAATCTACGCCAATGGAGGTACAGTTAATATCACTTTTAACGGAAAAGGAGATCAGCCATGATAAAATACATAGAAAAAATCATACCATCTCAATGTCGTGTTATTAATAATGAGACAGGCTACATCCACTTAGAAGGCGAATCAATGATTCTCAGACCGGATGGCAGCTATGCCGGAACCGTAACCACGACTATCGGATCTATCAGAGAGAATCATATCGATACCGTTATTGAGATGCTTACCAACTACAAAAAGAAAATAGCATCACCTCAAAGAGAACAAACTATTGGCAAAATAATCACGTTCGATTTTAGGAATAAGTTCAAAAAAGGAGGTCGTCTATGAGCCGTCGCCATCGCCGAGCTAAGCGTGCCCGTATGCAAGCCATATTGAACTTAGTATCCGTATATTATGTTTTCAACCAATTCAAATTCCAGGTGTTATGAATAGACATGAAGCCTTGCAATTATCCGGATTAATCCGTACCTTGTTACCCAATAATAATAAAGACTTAGATCCATGATAGCATTTATCATCATAGTAACCGGAATAATAGCCTTGACTCTAGCATTCACTGCAGGACGCAAGAAAAATATTACGGTATATAATCGGGACTATAATGGTCATAAAAGTGCCTCAGATGAATTACCTGAACGATATCGAATGAGTAAAGGGCTTTTCATAGCCCTGTTATTACTACTTCTAGTCTATTTACTAGCAAAGTAACTGTCCTTTATAGCCCGCCCACAGCGGGCTATTTTTGTCTCCATAACCAAAACATTGCAAAGTTATGGAACAATATTCTCATTATGAATATGGCGAGCTTCTAGCCAATAAGCTCAAACCGATTTCTCACACCCCGGAACATCCTCACTTCTTCACCGCCTTTGGGTTTGAAGATTTATTCGGATTTGAGGATAAGCTCTCAAATGTGACAGGAATGGTCCTTATCGCTGTTGATGGTATGGAATCCGAATCATCCGACAACAATGGAGATGGATTGACTGACCGTAATGAATATTCATTCATCGTCGCACGCAACACAAATTCGTCACGTCCGAAAACAATCAATCAAGCCGCATTAGACTGTAAAGTCATTGCCAAGCAAATCCGTAACCGCCTCTTTCACGATCCAACTCTGAAATACTCCATTAGCCGAACGACACGTATCAACGGAATAGGACCTATAGGTGACAACTTCTATGGAGTGGTACTTACCTTCTCCCTGCGGGAACCTGAAGATTTTTTTATCAACTCTGATTTTTGGGAGGACTAATCTATGGGATTCTATAAAAATTATCGGGATATGCGTTCCGATGTCAGACGTTATAATGCCGCTGTTCGCCGCGCCAACAATCTGGCAGGCAAAGGCTCGTCACAGCTCATACACATAGAAACCGTATCCGAAATAGAACGATATACAATGGCTAAAGACGCTGACCGGCTAGTCGCATTCAATAAAGACGTACAGAAATGGATGAACTCTGTCGCTGCCCAACTACGTGCATCAATTTCATCTCACAGCATGCGTGTGGCCACCGATTTGAGACCTAGAATGTATACTGACAAATATGGACTCATCAACAAACTCGGTTTTTCTTTTCCCCGTCATGGCATCTACATCCACAAAGGAGCCGGAAAAGGGTATGGAGGAACAACTGGATCCAAGTGGACGAAACTGAAACGAATCGGCGGGATCGAGGTAAGTACCGGGATTGTCCGGCATACCAATCCTGAATCATTGAATGGCAGCCAGGGTACAGGAAACCGCAAAGCATACGAATGGTTCGATCCCATTGTCCGTAATCGAATCCCCGAACTAGAAACAATCATTACCAACTATTTCGATTCAATGATCATTGATGCCACACGCATCTATATCAACAAATAATCTATGAGCAACGATCTTAACCGTAGTATTAAAATCTACATTGATGGCACGGAAGCCGCATTAGGAGTCAAGCAAGTCGAAACTGCTATCCAAAAATTGGAAAACAAGTTAGCCTCTCTCAATAAATCCGAAGCTAACTACAACACCCAATCAAGAAAACTTCAGCAGGAAATTAATAAGAAAACGACGACTCTTGAAAAGTACAAACAAAGTATCAGAGAAACAGAACGTATTCTGAGCAATCTTTCCGGAGCAACCTATAACGAACTGATCTCTGTACAGTCCAAGGTTCGTAAGCAGCTCCGGGATGCAATACCTGGTACACAACAGCACTCAGTAGCCTTAGAACAGAATCGACGGGTAACCGAAGCTCTCACTCGTGCTCAAGCAGCAATGCGCGTTGAAGTGGGATGCCAGGGAACCGTTTGGGGGCAGGCCGCTAACTTCGTCAATAAATATATGGCCCTTATCGGTGGAGTTGTCGCCTCTGTTACAGGATTATCTATGACTATACGACGTTCCGTTGATGACTATGCGCAAATCTCCGAGGCTATGGCTGGAGTAAAAAAATACACTGGGATGACAGATGAAGCGGTGAAGGATCTGAATGAAGATCTCAAAAAGATAGATACCCGGACTCCACGCGAACGATTGAACGAGCTGGCACAAGATGCAGGTCGCCTCGGTATACAAGGAAAGCAGGATATTCTTGACTTCGTAGATGCTGCCGATAAAATCAATGTTGCATTGGGTGAGGATCTAGGAGAAGATGCAGTTAAGAATATTGGTAAACTAGCACAAATGTTTGGTGAAGATAAAACACTAGGATTACGCGGTGCTATGCTCGCCACAGGGAGTGCCATCAATGAAGTAGCTCAGAATAGCAGTGCCGCAGAATCATATCTTGTAGACTTTACTGCACGTGTATCCGGAACTGGAAAACAAGCCGGAATTTCACAAACACAAATCATGGGATTCGCCTCTGTGCTTGATCAAGATATGCAGCAAGTAGAAATGGCTTCCACTGCTCTGCAGACTGTCATCATGAAAGTATACCAGGAACCAGCCAAATTCGCTAAAATGGCAGGGAAAGATGTTAAGGATTTTACAAAATTACTTAAGGAAGATGCCAATGAAGCCCTCCTACAGCTATTAGAAAACTTAGGAAGTAAAGGCGGTCTACAGCAACTAGCACCTTTATTTAAAGACATGAAACTTGATGGTGTACGCGCTGCCGGAGTCTTAAATACTTTAGCTGCCAATACCGCTAGCATCCGAGAAGAGCAAGAACGGGCTACTACCGCATATAAAGAAGGTACATCGGTTATCAACGAATTTAATGTGCAGAACAATACAGTACAAGCGCGTCTCGACAAAGCTAAAAATGGTTTTAAAGAAGTGTCTTATCAATTAGGAGAGAAGATGCTTCCCCTCATGTCTAATGCCATTACCGCTACCAGTTTTTTCGTACGGGCACTCAATTCTTTAATTGAATTCATTGCACGATATTCACATATATTGATACAAATAACAGCTACAATAGCAACCTATGTTCTCATCTGTAAAGCTCAGATCATAGAAGAAAAGCTCAAAGTGTTTTGGAATCAGAAAGTAATAGCTACACTCAAAGAAATGTATGCTGTCATGTTGCGCAACCCATACCTGGCAGTCGCGGCTGTCATTGTTACTCTTATTTCTGCATTAAGCAATATGAATAAGGAAATGACAGAATCGGAACGTATTGAGAAAAGCCTAACAGAGATTCGAAATAATTCAAAAAGCAACATACAGGACGAACGTAATGAGGTTGAGCATCTCTTATCTGTTGCACGTAACGAGAACTTGAGCAAAGCTGAACGAGAAGCAGCTATCCGCAGGCTAAACGAGATTTCTCCCGAATACCTTGGCAATTTATCTTTGGAAACTATAAATACGGAGCAGGCTACTGCTGCTGTAAATTCATACGTTGACAGTCTTCTTGTTCTAGAGGAAATAAAACAAACTCAAAAGAAAATTAGTGAACTGAGAGATAGAAAGGATGATCTCGGTAAAAACGGACCTGACAACGGCTTTTGGTCTGATGTAGAAGCAGGAGCTGCCAATATGCTAAATGGTTTCAAAACATCATTGGGACTTACCACTGACGCTTGGGCTGATAATGTACTCAATGAATATATAAACAAAGGAACAAATAAACTGCGTTCATTAGATCGAGAAATCCAAACATTAAACCAACATATAGAGGAATCCAGAGAAAAACTCATCAAGATCGAATCAGAGAAACCTCAGCCTGTAAAAAACAATTCTACCACAAAAGAGGACGATGATGATGAAAAAGCGCTTAAAAAACGACTCGAACGAGAAAAAATACTATATACCCAAAAACAAGCCTTCTTAAAAGCAATGTACCTAGAAGGAGGAGATGAAACCCTTCAGACAGAAAAGCAACTTAACAAAGAATTAGAATGTCTTCAAATGGAACACTTAGAGAATTCTTTGAAAATAGCCGGTACAAAATCTAAAGAAGGCATTGAGATCCAAAATCAGATCAATGATCTGAAGCTGAAGATGCAAAAAGAACATACCCAAGAGCTGATTGATCAAGAAAAAATAGACTATGAACGTCAGCAACAGGAATTAAAGGAGTTATATGCTTCCGGGAAGGATGAGAATCTTAATTCCGAGGCTGCATACAATGATGCGATGGAACAGCTCACCATCATGCATCTGGAACGTATGCTTTCTCTTGCAGGACTAAATGCAGAACAACGGAAGCAAGTAGAGAAGCAGCTGCTGGATTATAAGGTAAAATGCATACAAAAAGATCAAAAGGCCAATGAGCAAAATTCAAAAAACAAACTTAAAACAGACAAGCAGGAATTTGAAGAAAGACTCCGTATCTATCAACAATATGGAGAAGAATTTGGTAATGCTCTAGGGAACATCATTTCCGGGCAGGAAAATGCTATGCAAGGATTCGCAGATACGATGATTGACATTATGTTTGATGTTATAGCCCAAATCATTAATGCCGAACTTGTAAACCTAGGTATAATAGGAACTGCAGAAGCAGCAAAAGCAACAGCTAAAGAGATTGGTTCCAAGGGCTTTTGGGGAATAGCGAGTGGAGCTATACTTGCGGGTCTTATTACGGCAGGTATCGCCACAGCCAAATCTACACTGAAAGGCTTTATCGGGAAAAGAAGAGATAGTGGAAGTTCCTCCACAGAAAGTACTCCCCAGGCTGAATATAAAATAAACCAAAGAGCAGCCGGGAAGTATGACGTAATCGGAGCTGAAGACGGACGCAGCTATCACGATATCCCCTATATAGGGGAAGCCCCTACAGGCATCGTCAAACGTACTTCACTTATATCAGAAAACGGATCAGAGTTAATTATCAATTCTGAAGATCTGTCCCGGCTCCAAAAACATATCAACTATCCTGTAGTACTTCAAGCAATCAATGATGCAAGATCCGGAAGGGTGCCACAATATGCAGAAGGAAATTACGACTCCATCAGCCACTCTACAGACTCACCCACTCCGCCAAGTCCCAATAACAACCTTGAGGCCAAACTAGAGAAAGTAATGGATAAGATGGATCAAGTGATGGACAAACTAGGCAAGCCTTCGAAAAACTACGTTCTCTTATCCGATATCAATGATGCGGAAGAGATCAAACTAAAATCGGAAAAACCTTTCACAAGAGGAGATCAATAATATGGCACTAATCATCAAAACACCTAAAGGGATATACGATACTCCTACAGACTTCGAAATGGAAGTTGAAATCACCTCCCCTATTTATACAGATAAAGGGAGTCAGACCATAGCTGCTACGTTACCGGGAACGAAGCATAACCTTTCCATAGTTGATCATATCAATCGCTTAGATATAGCTAATGCACCGGCTAAAGACGTCCAGGCTGTTATTGCAGATGGAATATACCGTCGCATAGGCAAGCAGAATATAACATCAGCATCGGTAGAATCAGGGATTGTCAGCAACATCGGATTTGACGAAAGCCTAATGTATGAAGCCTGGAACAATATATCATTAAAAAAGTTACCCGGATTACCCATATATAAACCATCAGGTGGCATTACTGCTTTAACAGAACATCTTAATAATGTTATGAAATATAATCTTCCAGCCGACTATTATGTTTTCCCCATACAAGTAAAGAATGACTCAGCAGACGATGTCGCTTACCCGGAATTCATAAATCCGATTCAAAAAATAGGTAATGCGTATGAGCTGAAGAAAAATGCACGTACAGAGAAAATGGTTATATCAGGCAGTGTCGCAGATGTCAAGTTACCCGCAGGATATGGTATTTCTCCTTTTATCCGTGTTTCAAAAATCCTACAATTAATATTTTCAGCATATGGTTTTGAACTCATAGAGAATCCATTCGAGAGAGACTACCAGCTCAAAAAAATGGTAGTACTTAATAATGTAGCAGATGCCACAGTCGCAGGTCAAATAAACTATAAAGACCTAATGCCGGACTGCACGATTAACGATTTTCTAGAAGCAATATTCTGTCGAACTGGTGCCAGGATCTTCGTGAATGGGGATAATAGAACAGCAAGAATCAAATTACTGAAAGACACGTTCTCCAGCTCCCCATTTGCAGACTGGTCACAACTGAAAGCTGCAGATCCTGTACCCAATTACGAACAGCCCAAGCAAATAAGATTATCTGCCAGCACTTCATTTGACGAAGCTTATACGGATGCGGAATCTTTCGAAGAATTCCTTGATAAATATAAAGGAATCATCACAGAAGTAGAGAACACACCTCCTGAGTATGTTCCCGATAACACATATATTTGTTATCAGGCATCTACCGGACGATTCTACAAGCGTAACATAGCTTCCCAAAACGTTTCTCTCTTATCCAGTGACTTCTTTGCTTGGGATAAGAAAACGGCCAACGTTGAATACGAAGAAATATCCAGTTCAGATGAATGCCTACCAATGACGTTCTGTAACAATTTACTAGTTCCGCAATACATGGCCGGAACAGTGAATCTCAATACAACACTCCGGGGAGCTAAAGTCAATGAACAAAAAACAGATACTCCGCTTTGCTTCTGTTTTGCGATGGGAATGGCTACTGATGAAAAGAATGTTCCTTTAGGATATTACTATGGTAGTTCACTCTGCCGCACCCCTGCAGGTAATTATTTCCGTGATAACGACGGGAACACTTTCAAATATTCACTGGTCTTTCGTGGAGAGGACGGAGCTTTCAATCAATTCTTTAAAGAATGGGATGCCATCTTAAGACATGCAAACCATACTCTAAAAAGTAAAATCAATCTTGATCGGATAGCACTAACTCAGATAGATACCAGCCGGCCAATCTTATTGTCTGGTCAGAAACTGATGATTGAGAGTGCCAAGCACACAGTACCCTATCAAGTGAACAAACCTGCAGAAGTGAACCTTCGTACCACAAAACTTTTAAAACCATTTGATCTTGAGCAAGAACAAGGTATTGTAAAAATGATACCCCAAACGACTAAATGGGTAATTGTCTCCTACGCAGATAATGCCTTCGCCGCAACTGCAGCACAAGTAAAGAGTCAACTTGAAAAAAGATATGATCTCAGAGGATTTAATGTCTTAGACAGAAAGATACTAACCCAACCTTCCGGAGATGATTTCAGTTCGTATCTGCCTCCAACTAAAGAAGAAGTACTAGGAAAAAAGGAAATACTGGATACTTATGACGCTGAATTACAGTACTGGTTCTCGTTTTATGTGGATAATCCTGAAGGTGCAAATACTGATTCGATAGATTCAATCAGACTTCAATATGAAGCCGGGATCAAAGCAGTCACTATGTAATCTTGTCCTTTATACAGCAATTAAAAACAAACACATTTGCATATGGAAAAAAAGGAAACAATACAATCAGCTCCTGAAATAAAGAATGTCTCCGGAGTATTTCTGAAGTTTCAGTCTCTACCAGGCAATGGAGACAAAACAATGGAAGACTTTTATTCATTGATGTCATCTCCCTGCATTGAACGAACTTCTCTCCTGGCCGACCTGAATTTTGTAGTAGTGACCTCAGAGAACATTGTAAGAACACAGTTTGAATTATGAGTTTAACAGCAGCAATTTCACCCCGCACGATGGCTTTATCAGGGAATCCGGTAAAGTTGGAAATCACTTCTTCATCCCCTGTCAATTACGTTATCCGAAATCAAAGTAATGTCATTTTCGAAGGATCCGGAGAAACTGGAAATTTCTTTATTTTTATCGATGAGATCTTATCAGCTATTTTATCTCCAACCCACTATACGGGTGAAGAAACCGATATCATCCTATCAACATCGAGCAATCTCAAAGAATACACAATCGAAGTCAATAATCAGACAGGTGACCGACAAACCTTGCAACATAAAGTATTACTCGGTGGGATCAGCAAAAGAGCTATGAGGCATCTGAATCAGACAGGCAGCAACATTTTTACTATGAAGCTATTGAATGCTGCCGGTAACTTCTTTATGTCTACACGGACAGAACAAAGGGTCCTGTCTATCCGCGAAACAGAAATACGGCCATTATTATTCATTGCTCCAGTAACGACTTTTACGGTTAAAGTAGCAGAAGGTATTTCTACTGTTATTTCGGGTCTGACAGTCGGGGCCTGTTATGCTCTTAACCTTGAAGCCTTAAGAAAATATTTTTTCAGCAAGAATAATATGCTTGCCAGTCAATTTGAAATCATCACAGTAGAAGGCAAGGCAGTCACCATCGTCATTTCTCCTGCTAACATAGAGAAGGAACGATACTATATCGAATTTTTAAACAGTTATGGAGCGTATGAATGCATAGAAGTTACCGGGAAGCCCACTCTAGATCAAGACAAAGGAGAAGATGAAGTGTATGGGAAATATGATGAAGAAGTAAATGACTATACTGAAAGCAGGGAGAGAGTAAACACTGTAGACAATCTGCATGTACAGACTGGTTTCAAGACAGAAAAGGAACTGATGTTTATTCTTGATATGCTCTCTAGTGATGAGATCTATCTTATAGGATACGGAAACAGAGGAATCAAAGTCAATGCTTCTGCTGATAGTTTAGCAATAGCAAAGAATATGAATACGCCTCAAAGTCTACCCATTACACTTAGATTCTGCGATTCGGAGAAACATTTTACTCAGGAATTAAATAGCAATGATTTCAATAATCCGAGAATTCATACAGATGTTTTCAGTAAACAATTCAATTAAGGATGAGTACAACACAAGATATTGTAGACTCTCTGATTGATCACATAGACAAGGCCATCACCAAAGGCAGTGTAACCAACCAGCAACTAGCCGGTGTCTTGGACTTTTTGAACGAAAGGTACAAGACACTGGCTAAAGCCGGTGGAAGCTTGTCCAAAGATATTCGCGTCACCTCGCCCAAGACAGGGAATATAAACCCTGGGGACATACTCAAGGAAGGAACAACATACGAAAGTATCTTCAGGACGATGCTCACCAGTGTAGAGTCTGCATCTTTAACAGGTAAACTTTCAACGTCCAACGACGTTGAGTTTGGGACAGCCAAAGGACAGCTAACCTACACAGCCAACAGACACGGTAACGGCCCCATGAGTAAAGCCTTTTATGATTATATCGAAGAGAATAAACTAGAGTTTTCTGCAGAAGTTAATGGGGAACAGAAGGCAATAAGGCAATTGACAGGCTACTATACAATGGAGGAGACTTACGCTGCAACCGTCGTCTACGACGCTAGCCCTGATGGAGTATTACCGCAAATTACATTAAATAATAAGATCAGTGTGAACGTTCGACGTAAATGGTTTGCCGGTGTATGCAATACTGTGCCTCAAACATCAGATGCAGTACGGGCACTCAGTTCAAACGGACTGTATACCGGTCCCGGTACCTATAAATTTCCGATTGGTACATGGTCTATGTTTGCAGTATGTATCCCTGCAGACATGCTCACCGAGCTTACCCTAACCAGTTATCCTGGCAACTTCATCGAAAATGGAACTGAAGGTCCGATTAAAATTATGGTAGAAGGGGCCAACGGTAGTAAAGCTATTGAATATAAAATGTGGATTGCAGAAGCTACAATGCCTAACGATCCGGATACATTCACTTTTAAAACAGTCTGAGTATGGAAGACCAAGTTGAAATTGTAGAATATCTATCTGAAATAAAAAACGTATCACCACGTTCTAGCCTTGTCATCGCAGGAGCTAGTTTCTATCTTCAATACAAGCGCACCAGGAGTCTCCCTATCGACTCTACATCGACCTGGAACTCTTTAGAAAAAGCAACTCGATATGCGCAAAATATCGACACTGTAGCTTATGCCCCTTATGACGGACAAATGATTACTGTAAAAGAGAATGGGAAAACAAATGTTTATATCCTTGTTCTTGACGAATCACTTCCATTGGCAGACAAGCGCGTACACTGCAAACTTGAGCCTGTCGCATCTCAATCATTCGGTGATGATCGTTATGCACGTAAAGACATCAAAGATACTTTCAAGAAAGGCTTTACTTCCAAAGAGGGCTGCGACATCGAAGGTGGGCTAAATGTCGGTAAAATGACCCGGCTGTCCGGTGGTGTCGTCGTGATGGCCGACACCGATTATGGAGTTACTGAATCAGAAAAAGAAAATCCCGAAAATAGTAATGTTATGGCAATAGGATTAACAGAAGTTCCTAAAAACAGCGGATTCGGTTCTACCTCACTAGGTGAGATGGACAACACAGATGAATCATTCGATCTAGTTCCGGACGGCAACTACATGATGCAGAAACGAGCAGGTGTATTCTATCCCGTGAAAGCAGCTGCAGGTGGCGGAGGAACAAAGCTCACGCTTGCCTTTGTCACTCCGTCTAACATGACCGCCGTTCATGGTAAGGAGACACTGATCAAGTACACATACTCATCTACTTTGTCCGGAGAAGAAACCGGCGAAGGCATCGCAACCTATACCTTAAATAATAAACAGGTAGCCTCTGAAACAATCAACCAAGGCGAAGTTTCATTCAACATAGGCAAATACCTGATACTCGGTGACAACATCCTCGTCGTACAAGTTACCGACAGTTACGGAGCTACCCGCAAGCTGACATTCAAGATCAATGCAGTAAGCATTGCCGTAACGTCTACATTTGACGATTCAAAGGCTTACACCGGAGCGATCTCATTCCCATATACCCCGATGGGCGCAGTAGAGAAGACAATTCATTTTCTTGTAGATGATAAGGAAACTGGTACTTACATCACATCTGTATCTAACCGACAGCAGACATATTCAATCCCGGCACAGGCGCATGGCGCACATACGCTCGACGTTTATGCGACAGCAACGATCAATGATACCGAAGTAGAAAGCGATCATCTACGTTATGATATTATCAGCATTGTATCCGGAAACAACACACCGGTTATTGCGTCATCCTTCAGGACTGCCGAAGTGGAACAATTCAGCACACTCCTTATCCCCTACATCGTTTATAATCCTGCTACAACGACAAGTGATATCACCCTGTCAGCTAATGGAACCGTGATCAGTGATCAAACGATCGACCGCACGCGACAAACATGGAGTTACCGGGCAGAAGCTCCCGGAGACCTGGAGCTGAAAATTGCATGCGGATCTGTGAGCAAAATATTCAACCTGACGGTTACGGAATCAGAGATCGATGTTCGTCCGGAGGAAGCGGATCTCGTTCTCTTCCTCACTTCCGTAAACCGCAGCAACAACGAAGAAGGAAAAAACATCTGGAACTACGGAGAGATCTTCGCTGTACTTACCGCATTCAACTACGCAACGAACGGATGGATCAAGACAGTTGACGGATTCGTAGCTCTTCGCGTTAATGGCGATGCACGTGTAACCATCCCCTACAACTCCTTTGCCAACGACTTCCGTTCTACCGGTAAAACAATCGAATTCGAATTTGAAACCAGAGACGTTACCGACTACGATTCAGTCATTCTCAGCTGCATGAACGGAGGAATCGGACTTGAAGTGACCGCACAGAAAGCCATATTCAGATCTGAACAAACCTCTATCGATACACAATTCAAAGAGGATGAACGTGTCCGGATCTCCTTCGTGATCGAAAAGAAAGCGGAGAACCGGCTGATCTTCGTCTACATCAACGGTGAGATCTGCGGACTGATCCAGTATCCGGAACAGGACAACTTTACTCAGCCCAATCCTGCCGGGATCTCGATCGGCAGCAGTGACTGTACCGCAGATATCTTTAATATCCGTGTCTATGACAATGCCTTAAACCGCTATCAGCTTCTCGACAATTACATTGCCGATATGGACAATCTTGAACTGAAGCGCAAGCTATATGCCCGGAACAACATTTATGACGACTATGGGAATCTCAGCTATGAGAAGCTGGCGAATCAGAATATCTCATTCACCATCGTCGGTGAGCTTCCGACTTTCAAAGGAGACAAGAAGACTGTCACCCTTGTTTATGAGGACAGGGAACATCCTGAACGCAGCTGGGTAGCAACCGGAGTAGAGATCGACGTACAGGGAACATCCTCTCAATGGTATCCTCGAAAGAACTTCAAGACAAAATGCAAGCAGGGATTCACCATGACCGCTACCGGTGAACATGCCGATAAAGTTGCCATCTTCGAAGAGGAAATACCTGTAAACGTATTCTGCTTCAAAGCGGACTTCGCCGAATCCAGCGGTGTACACAATACCGGTATGGCCCGTTTGATCGACTATATCCTTCGTGGTATGGGATTCCTTACTGAAGCACAGAAGGCTGATCCCCGCGTCCGGACGACAGTCAACGGTCGCCCGTCGGTAATGTGGCATCAGGCATCAGAAGATGCCGAGAAAACATCCCTTGGTAAATACAACTTCAATAACGACAAGTCAACGAATGAAACATTCGGATTCAAGGCCGGCTGTGAAAGTTGGGAGATCCTGAACAACACTTCCGATCGTGTACTCTTCAAACGTTCGGACTATATCACCGTCGACTCGGAAGGTAATATAGAATGGCTGAAAGACTTCGAAGCCCGTTATCCGGACGGAAACGAAGACTACACGAATCTAAAGCGCCTGACTGACTGGCTTGTCTCCGTAAAGGATAATCCGACGAAGTTCCGGGCCGAAGCTGATCAGTACCTGGACATGAATTTCATGTTATCGTACTACACAATAACAGAACTCTTTGCGATGGTCGACCAGCGTGCTAAGAATATGTTCCTGACTACCTTCGACGGAATTCACTGGATCTGCATCTTCTATGATAATGATACTGTGTGCGGACTGAACAATGAGGGCGTAGCAGCATTTGACTATACGGTTGAGTACCACGATCAGATCGGTAACAAGGATGTATGGAACGGTGCAGAGTCAACTCTCTGGAATAATATCGAGCAGGCATATTCCAAAGAGATCGCAGCCATGTACGCTGAAATGCGGTCAAAGAAGCTGCTCACTTATGAAGAATGTATCCGCTTCTTCGACACCGAACAGGGAGATGCCTGGTGTGAAGCGGTCTACAATGAGGACAGCTGGTACAAGTATGTCCGTCCATTACTCGATGAAGGGAACGGATCATACCTGTATGCTGCCCAGGGAAGTCGCAAGATGCACCGTTGCTGGTGGCTGTACAACCGATTCCAATACATGGACTCTAAATACATTGCCGGAGACTATAAGAATGACTTCGCAACTCTGCGTCTGTACACCCCTTCAGAATGGGAAGGAGTAGAACCTAATGCGGATATGACCATCACGCCGTATGCCGGGCAGTATGTCAACGTCCAGTACGGATCATATACAGTCGGCACTCGGTCACAGAAAAATGTACCGGTACACATTAAAGCTCCCGCCATCCAGTTCAACGATACTGAAACGATCATTTTTGGCGCGGGTCAGATCAGCAGCCTGGGGGATCTATCCTCTTTATATCCCGGTTCGGTCGACGTATCGAAGATGACCAAACTGGTGGAGCTGATTATCGGCTCCGGAGCGGAAGGCTATCGAAACACGAATATGGAAGTGCTCTCAGTTGGTGCAAACAACCTGCTCCGCAAGTTGGATATCCGTAACTGTCCGAACCTGAAACAAGCAATAGACCTTGCATTATGTTCCAACATTCGCGAGATATGGGCGGAAGGAACCGGAACATCCGCTGTAGTATTACCTGAAGGGGGTAACTTGACGTTACTTCACCTGCCGGACACCATTACAAATTTAACGGTCCGAAATCAAACGGAACTGACTGATGCGGGATTAATCCTTGATGGGGTACAGAATCTTTCGACAATCAGATGGGAGAATACTAACAAAGCAAATGTCTTATCCATAATTGACAGATGCTTTGCGCTTGATACTATGAAGTTAGAGCGTGTACGCTTGATCGGTGTAGACTGGACATTATCTACCCTTGATCCTATCATAAAACTAATCAGTTTGAAAGGGCTGGACGAAAACGGCAACAATGTAGACAAGGCAATCATCACCGGTAAATGTTATGTCTCTGTAGCTACCGATTCTCAAATCAACAAACTGAAGGCGGCATTTCCCGAATTAGCTGTCACATACGGTCAATTGAAACCTGCTCCTGTGACGACTTTCACCTTCAGTTCTTCTCAGCGTAAGTCTCTTGCTAATTCAGCCTTCGAATGCGCCTACGAAGTTGAGAAAGTAAACGAATATACCTACAAGGTAACTTCTGAAGACAACATAACGATTGATTTTACGTTCAAATGTGAAAATCACGAAGATTTTAAGGGTTCATATCTTGTAGCCGGTACACGTTCTCAGAGTTATACTGTGACATATATTCCATTACGAAAGATTCGTGTAGGAGTTTATAACCAATCGGTATATGTCCAAGGTGCTACTGTCACAATTGGAGACCGATCATACATTTCTGATGCTGACGGATATGTTACTTTACCGCGTGGAGGTGCGGCTATATCCGGAACCGTGTCTGCATACGGATATGCAAGCAATACCTTCTCATATGGTTCCATAACATCTGATACAACAAACACTGTGTATGTATATGGCGTTGTGGATGTTAAGTTTATCGTAAAATACAGTTCATTGCTCATTGAAGGTGCTACCGTAAAATGTAATGGAGTGACAGGGACGACTAACCAGTACGGTGAATGTACCCTATCATTGGGAAAAGGAACCTATGAGTATTCTGTTACCCATGATACGTATTATGAAAAGACGGGGAATATAACTGTTGGGACGTCTGCAACATCCTTAACTGTATATGTAGAACCGAACACGGTCGAAGTTAAATTCATAGTTAAAGACGGTACTGTGCTTCTATCAGGAGCTACTATTCAATGTGATGGGAAAACAGGGATTACTGATGCCTCCGGAGAAACGACATTGGTAATAGGTAGCAAAAAAACTCATGAATACACCGTGTCTAAAAATGGATATTTCAATGTAACAGATAGCGTTACTGTTAGTTTATCAAATGTCACAGTCAACGCTGCCATGAGGCTTGATATTGAATCTTTCAAACCGATAGAGAATGGAAATATTCAGATGCTTGTTACTGGAGAGAACATTTCTCTCTATGTCACCTCAGACGCCACTGATTATATCATATCATGGGGAGACGGAACAGAAGATCATGCAGTCGGGACAGGGAAGCTGACTTATGATCACACATATGACAATTCAGATTTTCATCAGGTAGAAATCAAAAACTGTAGCGATGTGACCTATGCGATTACAAAAAGCAGTTTATCTCTTGTTGCATATTGGGATCTCGGAAATAGTAATGTAAATAACTTGAATTTCTCAGGTTTCTCAATGTTGAAGTATGTAGGACTTGTGTTGAAAAACGATACAGAGAGACAGTATTTTTCCTATTGTTTCAATAATACAAGTTTAACATCTATTCCGCAAGGGTTGCTTGACAATTGCGTAGCTGCGACAAGTCTTTCAGGTATATTTAGGAATACCCTAATCTCATCAATTCCTGTAGGCTTATTTGACCATTGCACGAATGCCAGCACATTCAAATCAGCTTTTGAGGGAACATTAATATCTTCAATTCCTGATGATTTATTTAGATACAATGTAGGCGCCTCTGATTTCAACTTATGTTTCGCTAATACAAAAATCACTTCCGTTCCCGAACGATTATTCTACTATTGTACGAATGCATATTATTTTGGAGGAGCCGATAGTTGGAGTAATCCAGAAGGTTGTTTCTCACGTTCTTTATTGGAATCGGTCCCAGCAAATCTATTTATTAATAATAAGAAAGCGTTTGACTTTAGAGGATGTTTTCAATATTCAAAAATAAAGGTTTTACCTGCCGGTTTGCTTGATAATTGCCCTGTAACAAAGATGGAGCATTTCTGTTACACCTGTGATGAATTGAAACATGTGATACTTCCAGCTACAGTTCCGAATTTAGGAAATTATTCATTTGCCTATTGTCGTCAAATGAAATATTTCATTTCGACAGTAGAGACTCCCCCAATTATTGGCGCAAGAACATTCGCTTCGTCTTATATCTCTGTAAGGTTCCAAATATACGTTCCCAATGATTCTGTAGAAGCATATAAAACAGCAACTAATTGGACTGAATTAGCCGACAGCATCAAGCCTATGAGTCAATTTGCAATCGATTTCCCTAATGAAGAGGTATAATATGAAAATAGACGAATTAAATAATAACCATATCACTGCGGAAGAAGGCAAAGTATTCCGCAGAATTTCCGACAGCCAGCTGTTCGGGAATGAAATCTATCTCGGATACACCTACTACTTGTCAGGTGAGAAACTAGAAGAACCACTTTTGGAACTCCCTGAACACTATGAAGAGATAGATGATCCTGCTGACCAAGAGACCGTTCTTATCGACGAAGATACACCGCTAGAGGATGAGGTAACTGATATTGAAGAAACAGAAACCATAGAGGATGAACCAAAAACTGATGTCGAACAAAAAAAGAGAATCACCGTAGCTGACTACCATAAACTAGAAAAGCAGGTGGCAATGCTTATACGAATAATGGGAGGAATAGAATAATGGCAGGACTAATCAATACCGGTATTTGGGGATTTATCTCCTCCGCTAAAGCAACAGGTAAGAAGATACTGAACGCTGCCGGTGAAGAAGTAGATGAATGGGTAAGTACATTCGTATCAGGCGTATCAGGCTGGTTGATTGACAAGCTCGGCAATGCTGAGTTTAAATCTGTCTTTGTACGTGAGAAGTTTATCACAAATGAATTTGTATACAACCGCATCCGGGTAACAGAGGATGAAGAAATAGTCACAAGCAGTATCAAGATCGCATCTTACTTCGATAACGGAGACGGGACATTCACTGTCTATCCGGATTTGAGAGAAGCGGACAATAACCCGCTTGCCGACAGTGACCTGTTGATAGGGTATTATCATAATCCCGGCAACACCGGCACAATTTACTCCGTTCAACAGTTTACCGCCATCTCTGATCCGGGCAGCGATCAGTCTATTCTCCTTGAAGCTGAAGGTGACAGTATCCCTTACCAGCACATGATCATTGCAAGAGTAGGAAACATAGTTGATGCAGAACGTCAATCATTCATCCGTATTTCATCAAGGACAAACTGCCAGTATTTTTATGACGGTATCGACAGCTGGGCGGCTTATTCCGATCCGGAACATGTAAGATGTACGCTTGGCCATGCAGATATCGGTCTGATTCCTGCCTGGGCAAAGGAAGCTGTAGGAAGCGTTAAGAGATGGTTTGGTTTGATCGCCGATGGAGTGATCATTCGTGGTACATTCATCCTGCACAATGACAAGACAATCGAAGACGAGTTGAACGGTCGTGAGATTCAGATACGCGGCGACTTCGAAATCAGGGAGGATGGGATCACCGGCAAATGGCAAGAAGTCATCAAGTACGCGAAGGAAGCTTCTGATTCTGCTAGCTCTGCTGCCGGATCAGCTACCACCGCAGGTGAACATGTGACCAAAATCGAAGAACTTTCTTCTGAATTTAATGTCAATTACGAAAAGTTGTCTGCTGACTTTACCCATAAAGTCGAGACTGAAACGACGAATGCTCTGGGTGCTATCACTACAGCAACAGAAGAAGCAACCGGTACACTTCAGCTCACTGCAAGGGACTTTGTACTTGCATTCACTAATCTCGTAAATACTAAAACAGAAGAGGCAACCGGAGCGATATCCGAAGCGAAGAAATCCGCAGAATCATCCCTAAAAATGACTGCCGAACAGCTTGATCTTCAATTCAAGAAAACAGTAGAAGAAAAAACAGAAGAAGCGACCGGAGCGATCACTGATAAAAAAGAATCTGCTGAATCAGACATTCAGGCTTCAGCGGAAGAACTAACAGCTACTTTCAATAAGAATGCAGAGGAAAAGGTAAAGGAAGCCGACGGAGCTATCACGACATCTAAGAATGCCGCTAAATCAGAAGTAGAACTCACCGCTAAGAACTTGACCGCAACCTTCGAAGAGAATGTTCAGAAGAAAACGATATCAGCAAAAGGTGAGATTGACGTGACAACAGAAAGCTGCAAATCTGAGCTTAACTTGACTGCTGAAAGGTTGACTACCAAGTTCGAGGAAGCCGTTGCTGATGCCGAGGGAGATATCATTAAAGAAATCGGTACCCAGGTCACCCAAAACGCAAAAGAGTGGAAGGTTGAGGTTATGGGTACCGACAAGGACGGTAATCCCAACACGATACTTGCTGCTATCAATGCCGATGAATCAGGAATCAAGATCGAAGGAGAACGAGTCCAGATTAGCGGCCAACTTTTAGTTGAAGCCATTATGACCACCGGTATAAACATAGACAACAAATTCATTGTATCGGTAGAGAATGGGAAAGCAAAAGTTACAGTAAACGGTGAAATTAATGCCACAAGCGGAACATTCTCCGGATTCTTGAAAATACCATTTAAAACTTTTAAAGAAGGAGCTATCCCAAATGCTGCTACCGGAGAATATACCGTATCTGACTATTTCAATCTCGAAGCAAAAGGGGAAGATACAGCTACTCGTCTAACTCTCAATTTACCTACTGATGAAAAGTATATTGGTACGGTCCTTACCGTCTATGATAATCCTGTAAAAACAAGAATAGCCCCTATCGTCGAGATTATAGGAAGGATGTATCACCCTTTAAATGTCGATGTTTACGGACTAAAATTAGTAACAAAAATAGAAACAGGTAAAGGAGGAGTAATACAGTTTATCGGAGTTAGTCGCTACGATGGATGCGTATGGTATGTTATTACTGACAGTCTGGGAGAAAGTACCAGGACATAAATAATACATTATTAATCACTAAAAACAAAACTTATGAAAAAGGTATTTTATGAATCATGGATCGCAAAGTATCTGCTTGGATGCACTTCTATTAAAAGAAAAACCGCCTGCTCATCACGAGTTAGCGGCTGACAAACACAAACAAAACAAACATTAAGGGAAATATTCCCTTACAGAATTGGTGCAAAGGTAATATTAATAATTAAAAGAAAAAATCAAATGAACAACATCGACTCAATTATCATTCATTGTTCTGCCACTAAAGCTGGGCAAGATTTTAAAGCAAAAGACATCGATCGTATGCATCGTGCACGTGGATTCAGCCAAATCGGATATCATTTTGTGGTAGATTTAGACGGTACCATTGAAGAAGGTAGATCTCTCCAAATCGAGGGAGCACACTGCAACACAAAAGGATCATCCGGTTTATCATACAATAAACACAGCATTGGAATTTGTTATATCGGAGGTCTTGACTGGGCAAGCAGCCGATACTCGTACCGATGCTCAAAAACAATCCATGCGTGATCTCGTAATGAGACTCAAACAGGAATATCCCATTGTTGAAGTTCTCGGCCATCGAGACACATCTCCGGATCTGAATGATAACGGGATTGTAGAGTCGAGCGAATGGATCAAAATGTGTCCCTGTTTTGATGCAGCTCAGGAATTTGGATATTGTCCGACAGTATTGATTCGCCCATAAATCGTGCAGACGCACTATTTTCGTACCAAATTGTACAAAAATAGTGCGCCTGCTATTATCTAGAGATCAATGAAATAACTCCATTCCGTACGAAAGTACAATTTAAAAGGCAAAACTGTTGAAGCACTGTACTCCTTCTTGTTTACTCTCATTCAACACATGAGCATATACTAATGTCTCCTTCAGATCCGAATGCCCAAGGATCTCCTTCAGAGAAGCGATATCCTTTGTCTTACGCAAAAAGATGGTTGCAAAGGTATGCCTGCCGACTTTATGTGTTATATGCTTTTCTATCCCGGCAATAGCAGCTATCTCTTTCAAATACCTGTTCATCGTCTGATCAGCACACAGCTTCTCAAAAACAGGTCCCTTCTTCCTAGTACCAACAATGTTTCTTAATAACTGCCGAAGCGGATCTGAGATTGGTACCTGGATTGGCATTGGCTTCCTCTTCTTCAGTTTCATGCGAAAATAAGTGAAAGTTGTCTCTGAGAACTGTTCTAAAGCCAACCCTTTTGCATCCCCTATATGCAATGAGCTGAAGCATAAGAATAAAAATAACTCAAGAGTTTTGTGATATCTGTATTCCAGCTCTCCGGAAGTATACAGTTCCATCAACTTCTGCAGTTCATATTCATACAAGTACTCTCCTGAAGGAAGCCCCTTCTTGATTGACCATTTTTTGAAAGGATTTTCATCCATGTAGCCTGCGTTGAAAGCAGCCAAGACATATTTCTTGATTGTGGCCATATTCTTGTTAGCTGTATTTTGGTTATTCTCCAGCTTATGCATTAAATGGAAGAAATACTCGTCAAGCCACTCACTTGTTATATCATCAAAATAAAGGTTAGGATTATACTCCTTCAATTTCTTTATTACTGATAAATTAGTCTTGTAGGTAGAATCTTCAAGTTTTAGAGACTCCTTCTTCTGATAGTCCGTCACAAAGTCAAAGAAAGTGTTATAATCAGTCGGGCGATGATATGCTTTAAGAAAAGAGTCCCTGGTAAGTTTCCTGTCACGGAGGCGATACTTTACAAAAACATTGTTTACTCTGGCTAGAATAGTTTCTATAATCAAGTTCTTATCTTTTGCCAACTTGTCTCCTGCCCCAACACATTTCTTCTTATCGTTCCAGTCTTTGATGTCAACTGAAACTTTCGTAGAAAAGTTCACCTTTTCACGATTAACATAAAAGGATAACCACACGACTCCATTATCCGGGTCGCTCCCATAGGTTCTTAGATATATTTTAATGGTTACCAT